AACTGCATCTAAAGTTGCTTCATCACCTTCGATAACAGCATTGTTAGTTGCTGCTGCTGCTAAGGCGTCTGTTTGCCATTCATGAAGAACTGCTGTAGCTTTTGTTTTAGCTGCTGAGCTGATGAATGGCGTATCTGTTGGTGAGATACTGTAGATTACATCAGAAAGATCTTCTCTTTCACCGACTGAATCATACGTATCAAACGTGTTAGTTGGTTGTGCCATTGTTTATTTCCTTTGTTGAGATTTAAGATTAATAATGTCAAGTATTGCAGAAGAAGCATCATTAATGTTTCCTGTCTTACGTAACTTGCCAATTTTATTTCTTATTTGCTCTCTACCAGAACTTGTTGATGACTTCGCAACACCAGGCTTAACAACCTTTGGAGCATTAGCTACTTTCTTTTGAACGATAGGTCTTTTATCTTTCAAAGATTGATAGCTCATTGCATCTTTTGCAACCAATAGAAATCTATGGTCTGCAAGTGATCCTATCTCATCATCATTAAATCCATATCCTCTAAGTGAGTTACGCATATTAATTTTGAATTGATCTGCTTTACTTGGATCGCTATACTCTGGTATTTTTGTAGCTGCTAACTCTCGCTGTGTTTCAAGAAAATCACTATATTGTTTAGCCTGAGCTTCTCTAGCTTTGGCTCTCATATCATCAAGCTGTACTTGTCGTTGTCTTAATTCATAATCCAACTTAGCAGCTTGTGTAGGATCTTCTTCGTATAATCTTTGAAGATCAGCACTTCCTTGTTGTTGTCTGACAGTTGCGTCAGCAGTTGCTATAAGTTCATTCAACTCTGATAGTTTTGCATCATAAGATTGACGCAAACTATTCTTTTGAGATTCAAGATCTCTCTTTTCCATACTCAAAGAATGAGTTTTTTGTCTATAATCTGAGTCTCTAGAATATCCAGCTTTCAGTTCATCAAGGCTTACCTCAATCTCTTGACCATTTACTTTTAATCGGTGGAGATTAGGTTCTTGTGATTCTGTTTGTGTTTCTTCTGTTACCTCAGTATTTTCAGTTTCCTGCTCAACTGGAGCTGCTTCAGACTCAGCTTGGCTCTCTGGAGTTTCCTGTGTCTCAGTACTTACAGGCTCTGAAGGTTCTGCTTTAGTTTCAGTTTCTTGTTGATCTTTTGGATTCAATAATCCTGAAATCTTTTCAGCAGCACCATGTATATTATTTGCTTCTGACATATCGTTCCTTTCATGGTTGACGAATTTGAAGTTGCGTTAGCTTAACTTCTTTTATTTAGATTATCTAACTCGTCCTGAGTTAGTTTTCCACTTGTCATGATACTTTGTAAATGACCTCTGATTTTATCTACAAGATTGTAGGCTACCCAAAGATATGTACGTTTATCATCTTCAGTGAATTTTGTATTAAAGATTTCTTGTTTATATATTTCAAGAAGATCTTCAAATGCTGTCTTTAGAAGGGGATCGTTCAGAAGTTGTTCTGCTCTCTTGCCCTCCCTGATCTGTTTTTCCTTGTCCATTGTTAAAGAATTGGTTTTGTCCTCTTACTATTTCTTTCATCAAGTCACCTGCTTTATTTAGATCAGTTTGTTCTAACATTGATCTACGTTTCAAGTTGGCTTCATCAATTTTGCTACCATATTTTAATTCAAGTTCTTTAATTTTCAACTCAAATTCTAACATAGCTTGTCTCATTCTTGCCTCAATATTTTTAATATCAGTTTCAGCTTTTAGCTGTGCTCTTTGATTCTCACCTTGTACCTGTGCTAGAGTTACTTTTTCAAACTCTGTTGGAGGCTTAGGTGGTAATTGTGGCATTTGAGATGCACCAACGTCAGGATCCATAAAGAAAGGTTCTACACTATTTAGACCTGCATGTTCAACTAATTTTTTCAAAGAATTGTATATATTTCTTAAATTAACCATTGGTCCATATACATTCTGTTGAAGATTAATAGCTTCCATTTGTCTTTGTAAAATAGCATTAGTTAATATTAACTGCTGCTCTTTTGATCCAGAACCTAATCCTACTTGGACTGTAACATTAATTCTATCTTTCCATTCGTAAGGTCTCATTGGTATATACTTACCTCTGATTCTTACAATCTTTTCTTTTTGTTGATATTTACATACCAACTCAAACATTTTAAGTGCTAGATCTCTAACACCTGTTTCTGCAAATATTCTAGCAATCAACTCCATTCTCATTTGAGATTGAGTTAATACTTGGTTCATACCAGTTGCAGTTTTTTGATTTAATGAATCTGCATTTAAACCTTGCGATGTTCTACTTACACCTGTTCTAGTTTCTTTTACAGAATCTAAATAAGCTAACATACCACTAGCTTGTTCTGTAATAGGTTGTGCTTGTATAGGCATCATTACATTACTAGGTGGTTGTTTAGTTCTAACTATTCCTCCAGGACGATTAGTTAATAAATCATCCATAGCTACTTGACCATCTTGTACTGCAACTCTGTTATTATTAGTTAGATACATATTATCTAACATTTGTCTCATAACAGTAGATTTAATTAATTGTATATCTTCTACTAATTCTGCAATAGATCTACCATGAAATCTGTGAGGCATGATAACTGGTGTCATAGATATAAATGGCATTGTATCCATTTCTTCTATGCTTAATAATTTTTTAGAATCACCAGCTACACAAATCTTAACAAGTTCTGATTTACCATCATCATTAAGATCCATTCTTACATAACATTCATGAAGTAATACATCTTGTGTAGATTTATCACCATCAGCTTCTCCATGTGAAAAGTCTATGTTTTGATGTCTAACAAACTTATCTTCTGTAAAATAATCAGGATCACCTGTTGGTAAAGAATCTACTAAATCTTTATCATATCCCATTTCTACTAATTCAGTTTTAGTTTTATTTGTTCTATGACAAACAAAGTTAGCTGTATCAATAGACTTACATCTTCTTTCAATTAAAAATTCTTCAGGTGGTATTGGATCTATTCTTACTTGTCCATACTTTCTAGTTCTATGTATTACAACATCATGTAATTTTATTTTATCTAATTCTTCACCTCTATCATCTACGATAGGTTCATCATATTCAGTATGTTCTTTTGCTTCTACTTCTGAATCTGCAACAAGATCATTAAACTCATCATCTGTTAATCTTGTATATTGTTCTCTTTCAGTTTTTTCTGAATTATCCCAGTATATTTTTAATATACCATTCTTTTGAATCAATGCATCTTTGAATGCTGTATATAATGCTGTAAATCCATTATTCTGTTTATAGAATATATGGTTTAAATAATCTGAACATTGTCTTGCCATTTCTTCATCTTCTGGTCCAACACCTTCACATGAGAAAACATTGTCTCCTGCTGTAAAGATTTTCATTAATGAAGGCATTAAGCTTTCAACTGTGTCCATTACATCATTAGAGATTACTTGTGATCTACCTTCTTGTTCATTACCAAGAGGCATACCTAAATAATATTCTAATGATTTCTTTCGTCTAGCAACTAGCTCACCACCAATATAACCTGATGCATTGTGTATTTCTCTGCTGACTATTGATAATATTTCTTGTTCTGATTTTTTCATACTACATATTTTGTATCTACATTAATTGGTTTATCCCATTCAGTTGTATCTAATGGTTCACTAACACATCCATATCTAAAGCTATCAGCTGCGTGTGAACACCAATCATGTAGTGGTTTATTTTTAAAAACTTGGTTTTTTTCATCCCATTGTTTTCTATATTGTCGTAATGCATCTAGTCCTTGTTTACATTTTTCTCTATCAAACCAACATTGTTTCAGTGCATTACGTACTGATTCAATACCATGATCTACTTCAAGTTTAGGTGCTACTTGAAAATCTAATCCTAGCTCTGCTGCTACTTCTAATCTAGACTTTCCAGTACCAAGTTCTCTTGCTTGTATATCATGAGGAGCTATATGACAAGAATAAGCATAATCTTTTTCAGTTAGTACATCTACATAATGTGCTAAAGATTCTCCTGAGTTTTCATAATAATCAATCAGGTGTACTTCTTCTCCAATTCTTTGTGCAAACCATATTGCAGTTGAATCACCTATCCCCAGATCCCACCAAGTTTCCACACCTGCATTATCATCTACAGGCACGTAGCCGATTCTCCCATCTTTATCGGCTTTCGTTATTAGTCGACCATAATAACTTCCTGACACAGCAGCTGTAAAAGAGCATTCAAACTCTTGTTCATACTGCTCAGGTGTCATGATAGAACGTGCCTGCTCCAGTTCCTCCTCTGGAATTACTTTTGTGTCAGAAGATCTATATAGTTTCCCATACCAATCTTTATGACCACGCTGTGCAAAATCATAAACTTCCCAGAATTGATTATGCCCCATTGGTGTACCGATAAATAAAACCCATCCTAATTTATCAGCAACAGCTGGTCTAATAATCTCTGTCCATACTCTAGGAGACATGATTGCGTACTCGTCCAGGACAACGCCATCAAATCCCATACCTCTTATGGAGTCAGGATTATCTGCACCAAAAATTTGTATTCTAGAACCATTAAATAAATCGATTCTAAGTTCAGACTCGTTTCTACTTCCACCCCAAGTCATTAAGGGTCTTGTATAAAATTTTAAATATTCCCAAGCAATAGATTTACCTTGTCTATAAGTTGGAGCTATGAATGCACATAAAGCTCTAGGTTTATCTGCTGCTGTTTTAATTAATTCGTTTATTGATAAAACTGATTTACCAAATCTACGATGACAAACTAAAACACTAAATCTTTTTAAATTACTATGTACCTCTTGTTGATATGTTCTTGGCTTATAAGGTACTTCTATTATTTTAACTTTCTTTTTGCCATTGGACTTTGATTTGGATTGGCTCATCTGTTCCTATCTTAGATGTTGTATTAGCTAGTTTTGGATGAACGTAAGGTGCTGCTTTTTCTGCTGCGTACATTTTACGATCAGGCGAACTTGCAGGATTGTTTAACACAGATAATAAATAATCTAAAGGAGAATGTTGATATTTAGATGCCATGTCCTCCATAGACTTCCAAAGTGTTTTAGACTTTGAACCTAATGGTCTACCAGCACCTTCTCTTTTACCACCATGTTT